GGAATTAAAGGTCCACAATATAATCTTGCAGGTGGTGCTAGAAGCAGAACTACAATAGACCCAAGAATTGGTGGTAAAGCAGGTGATGCAGGACCAGCAGGTAAAGCAAAAGCATTAAGTGGTTTCGGTAAAGCATTTTCTGTTGCTCTAGCAAAAGGTCCAGGCACAATATTTACTTTTAAAGGTAAAAAATACAAAGCCGCTAAAAAACATGAAATGAAAGGTCCATCGGCTAGTAGAGTTGAAGATAAGTCAATTAGTGCGGCTAGTTCAATTAAAGGCAGACCTGAAGGTAAAAACCCGCCTTTAAAAACATACACTGTTGATGGTAAAAAAGTAAGTGCTTTAAACAGACAAGAGGCCCTTAAAAAAGCTGGTGCTGGTGCTGGTGCTGGTGCTGGTGCTGGTGCAAGGAAAAAGAAACCAACTAATGCTGGTGGTCAAAGATTTGGTCAGCGTAAAGCTGGCGGTATCATGAAAGCTAATACGGGTAAAATGGCAAACAAAGATTATGATGGTGATGGTCGTATTGAATCAAGTACAGCAGAATATATGGGTTCAAGAGATAAAGCCATTAAAAGTAAAAAATTGCGTGGTGGCGGTGCTGCAATTAGAGGCAACAATTTTAAAGGTATATACTAGGAGGCTAGATGGCAACCTCAGGCACAACTACATTCGATCTTGATATCGATGACATCATTGAAGAAGCTTACGAACGTTGTGCTGTCAGGACTAATAGTGGCCGTGATCTCAAGTCTGCTCGTCGTAGCCTTAATATTTTGTTTTCTGAGTGGGGCAATCGTGGCGTGCACTTGTGGAAAGTGGCGTTGCAAACGCAAGAGTTAACTTCAGGCACAGCAACTTATACTGCACCCTCAAACACCAGTGATATCCTTGAAGCATATATTAGTAGTTCAAGTGGAACCACTAGTTCAACTAGTGATATATCTTTGACTAAAATATCAAGAAGTGATTATGCGTCAAAAAATAATAAGGGCGCTACAGGCCAACCCTCTGAATATTATGTAGATCGCCAAACAATACCCACAATTACTTTGTATCAAACACCTAATGCTAGTACTTATACTCATTTAAAATATTATTTTATGGAGCGTATTGAAGATGCTGGTGCTTATACAAATCAGGCAGATATAGCATTTAGGTTTATACCTTGCATGGTAGCGGGACTTGCTTACTATTTATCGATGAAAATAAATCCTTCAATAGTTCAGCAAAATAAAATGATTTACGAAGATGAACTTAAACGTGCACTAGATGAAGATGGACAAAGAACTTCGGTGTATATAGCACCACAAAGTTATTATCCATCAGGGAGTTAGTAATGAGTGTAGTAAATTTAGCTAAATTTGGATTGCGTTTTGGGAAACGAGGTATAAAAAAAATACTTGAAATACATAAAAAAAGTCAACAGAACAGCTATATTAAAAAAAATTTTGATAAAGGTTCTGAAACAGATAAAGCAAATATGACTAATAAGCTTCTTAAAAATGAAACAGATTTAAAAAAATTAGTGAAGGATAAAGATGTTAAAAAAACTGTTAAAGCATTAGACAAAAGAAATAAAAGTGGTAAAAAAGAAAAGGGTAGCTACATACAAAAAAAACTAAAAGCGGAAGAAACATCAAAGTTTAAAAAAGGAAAGTTTGTTCAAGTAAAAACAAAATTAGGTAGAAATAAACCAACTAAATTGTACTAGAGGTAATTATGCCATACGCAAAAGGAAAATATGCAAAAGCAATATCTGATAGATCAGGTATGGCGTTTCCTTACAAAGAAATGGTCAAAGAATGGAATGGTGCATTTGTGCATAAATCTGAGTATGAAGCAAAACATCCTCAGATAAGAAGAAAACATCATCAATCAGATGCTGTTGCTTTACAGAACCCAAGACCAAGACCTAAAGAAGATAATGATGCTTTTGTTTTATATGTTAACAATGGTTTTAATAGTTCAAGTATGCAACCTAACGCAAGTAATAATATACTAGGTACATCATTAGAATCGTTTGAAATGACAGCTAGCACTGGAGAGGTAACCATAACTATATCATGAGTATTACACACGCAAATTTTTTAACACAAGTAAGAAACTATACCGAAGTAGATTCTAATGTATTGTCGGATACTTTAATTGATCAATTTATTCGTAATACAGAATTAGATATTGCTGGTAAAGTTGATTATGATGATTTAAGAGCTTACAAAACATCTTCATGTGTGGCATCACAAAGATATCTCAGTATGCCAGAGGAGATGATGTATTTAAGGTCAGTTCAAGTAACAAGTGGTAGCGATCGTATATTTTTAGAAAAACGAGATACTAGTTTTATCTCAGAGTTTAACCCAACAGATGCTACAGGTGTACCAAAGTATTATGCAAACTGGGATGACAGTGCTATTGTTATCGCTCCTGTACCCGCAAGTGCTTTGACTGTACAGATCAACTATGTCATAGATCCACCACATTTTAATAGCTCAACCACGACTTTTTTGTCAATTAATCAAGAATCAATGCTATTACATGGTGTGCTAACTGAGTGTTTTAGCTACTTAAAAGGCCCTGCTGATATGTACAACTTATACAAAGGGAAGTACAATGAAGAGGTACAGCAGTTTGCTATGCAACAGATGGGACACAAAAAACGTGGGCAATATACAGATGGTGAACCAAGAATACCCGTTCCATCAATTTCACCAAATGTTAAAGGAGCAGGATAATGGCAATAACAACCAATGCAATATGTAATTCATTTAAAAAAGAATTATTAGAAGGCACACATAACTTTAAAGCAAGTGGTGGCAATAGCTTTAAACTGTCGCTTTACACTAGTGATGCTACTTTAGGTAAATCAACTACATCGTTTACGTCTGATAACCAAGTATCAAATACAGGTCAATATGCTTCAGGTGGAAGTGCGTTAACTAATGGCGGTACTTCAATATCTTCTGACACAGCACTAGTTGATTTTGCCGATTTATCATTTACAGGAGTAACGTTAACTGCAAGAGGGGCATTGATTTATAATGATACTGTATCAGGTGATCCAGCAGTATGTGTCTTAAATTTTGGTGGCGATAAGACAGCTACCTCGGGAACATTTACTATTCAGTTTCCAGCTTTTTCATCCTCTGCAGCAATTATACGAATAGCATAGGAGTAACACATGGCTTTAGTTCTCAATGACCGTGTAAAAGAAAGCACTACTACCACTGGTACTGGCACAGTTGCTTTAGGTGGTGCGGTACAAGGTTTTGAAACTTTTGCAGCAGGTATTGGTAATAGCAACACTACTTACTACTGTATTCAATTAGGTTCTGAGTTTGAAGTGGGTCTTGGAACTTTATCAGGTGATAGCTCAACGTTAGCCAGGACAACAATAATATCTAGTTCAAACAGCGATAGTGCTGTTAACTTCTCAGCAGGTACAAAGTTTGTTTTTTGTACGATGCCTGCAAGTAAATCTTTAGTTTTAGATGCAAGTAATAATATAACTTTACCTGCAAAATTAATTATGCCAGATGTAACGTCTGGTAAAATATTGGTAGGTGATGGCACCAGTTACGAAGAAGTAGCGGTAAGCGGAGACATTGGTTTAGCGTCTAGTGGAGCTATGACCATACAAAGTGATGCAGTAGAACAGTCCATGATAGCCGATGACGCTGTTGGTGCTGACCAATTAGCAGCTAGTGCAGTGGTAACTGCATCTATAGTCGATGACAATGTAACTCAAGCTAAAATTGCAGATGACGCTGTAGGAGCAGATCAATTAGCTGCGAACGCTGTCGTAAATGCAAGTGTAGCCTCAGGTGCTGCAATTGCTGACACTAAATTAGATACTATATCTACTGCTAACAAGGTTGGAATTGCTTCTTTAGATATTGATGGTGGTTCTGATATAGGTGCAGGATTAGCAGACGCAGATTTAATCATTGTAGACGATGGTGCTGGTGGCACCAATAGAAAATCTGCTATGACTAGGGTTAAAACCTACATAGCTGATGTTACTTTAACCACAGCGGCACAAACCAATATAACATCACTAGGTACACTCACTACACTTACTGTCGATAACATTATTATCAATGGCACTAATATTGGCCATACCAGTGATACTGATTCGATAGCGATAGCTTCAGATGGAGTAGTTACTTTTTCTCAAGCTCCTGTTTTTCCAGATGGCTCTCTTGCTTTAGCAGATTTAGATATCGATGGAGCATCAGATATAGGTGCAGGATTAGCAGATGCTGATTTAATTATTGTTGATGATGGTGCTGGTGGCACTAATAGAAAATGTGAAGCTTCAAGAATAAAAACTTATATAGCTGATGTAACTTTAACTACAGCAGCTCAAACAAATATTACCTCGTTAGGAACTTTAACAACATTAACAGTTGATAATATTATTATAAATGGCACAAACATAGGGCATACCAGTGACACTGATGCCATATCAATTGGTTCGGATGGCGACGTAACTTTAACACAAGATTTAGAATTACAACACGATGGTGCGATTCTGTCGTTTGGTGCGAATGATGAGATTAGTTTAACTCATGTGCACGATACTGGTCTTCTGTTAGAGGATGCTGGTGGAACGCCTACTTTACAATTACATGATGCAAACGAAAGTATAGCGTCAGATGGTAGTAAAATAATTATGACTTCTGGTGGTACAGCATTTAATATGCCAACTGCAGACGGATCGGCGAATCATGTTTTAAAAACAGATGGTAGTGGTACATTATCATTTGCAGCGGAAACTGCTACAGCATTGGATGATATTAGCACTGGTGATGCGGCCTCTACTTTAGCAACATCAGCTGGAAATATTACGATTGACGCTCAAGGTAATGATACTGATATAATATTGAAAGGAACTGATGGCGGTGCAGACACTACATTCTTAACTGTTGATGGTTCAGATGGTGGTAAATTACTGCCCAATAATGGTATGGATTTAAACGGCAAAGAGCTTATACTTGATGCTGATGCCGATACCTCAATTACTGCTGATACAGATGATCAGATAGACTTTAGAATTGGTGGTGCCGATGTAATGGAAATGAACGCAACTGCTTTTAGTGGTGGTGCGATATATGAGAACGCTGACGATATTACGGCTAACTATTCAATCACAGCAGGTAAAAATGCTTTAAGTGTGGGTCCAATAACCATAGCAAGTGGAATAACAGTAACCGTCCCTAGTGGACAAAGATGGGTAATCTTATGACATGTAAAATTAATGCAGATACAACTGATGGTTTAAAGTTAATATCAGATACAAGTGGTGCGGTAGATATACAATCTAATGGTACAACTAAAGTAACTATAGATGCTAATGGAAATATTAATACTGTAGGACAAGTTTCTACAACAGACAATGGCACAATAGTTACAAGGCAAAATGCTAAACCACTTATCATCAATGGTGATATGCAAGTTGCTCAAAGGGCTACAAGTCTTACAGGGTATACAGGTCCTGGTCCTTTTACTACAGTTGATAGATACCGACTTGACATAAGTTCATTAGGCACGCATACAGTAGCTCAAACTGCTTCTGCACCTGATGATACAGGTTTGGTAAATTCGTTTAGAATAGATTGTACTACTGCTGATGCAAGTCCAGGAGCATCAGATTTTATGATACTTTCTACAAGATTAGAGGGACAAGATGTGCAATTATTTAAAAAAGGTACAAGTTATGCAGAAA